AAACTGGCCGTTATTTATGAAGCGGTCGAAGGTGTCTTCCTCCGGATCGCCATCGTCATGCTGTGGCTGCCGCCACTCCGCTTCAGGCATCAGCAGCAACGACAACGTGTAGTCGTAGTTGCCAGCGACCTTGATCATCTCGGTCAAGTCCACATGGGACGGTTCACGAGGAAACCAAACCTGCGCCCGGATATTTTGAGACTGATCGCTTCCCGAATTTTGATTGCTGTGTGCCAGCGCATCCTGTGGCACTTCGATGGTGTTTTTTCGGGTCGCGAAGAACGTTCCAGATTTGAATGCTGCTTTGTTGGACTTTGCCCACAGCATGTAGTCATCACGGCTCGCCACCAAAACTGCGCGGTTTTCGGCGATTTCTATCCAGTGCAATGCTGCTGCGGTGAGCGATACACCATATCGGTCGGCACAGTGGCTGAGCAGATCGAAGCTAATGGACTGCCCGTCAACCTGTTTGCGAAAGTCGTCATAGGGCATCAGCAAGTAAGACGCAAACTTGTCAGCATCAGCTTCAATATCGAATTTATTCTGGTGCCCTGTCTCAATGTCATCTGCACCGCACTGAAACGCGCTGCTTGCATGGCGGTGCAAAAGATAGTGACCAAATTCGTGCGCAATCGTGAATCGTTTACGCCCCAGAGATGTCACAGCACTGTTGTAAAGAATCAGCCATTTTGACAGATCCTTATTGGCCTTGAGCATGCCCTGAAAACCATCAACGGCCTCGCCGATGACCTTGTCAATCGGTGAATCTGGAAAACGCTGGTGCGAGTATTGCACGGCAAGAGCTTCGACATCGACCGGAAACCGGGTGTCGCCCAGCACCATGCGCAACATGTTTGAGATGCTATTGGCTTGGGCAATAGGCATCAATTTTTCATTCATTCATCCTCCCACCCGGACACGATTTTTCGGATTTTCTTTTTTTCAAGCTCTGGCAAATTTTGATATTTCCGAAAAAACGCTTGATCAACCACTTCTCCATCAGGCGTAGAGGTCGCAGTGCTGAGTAAAAATTCCGTGGTTACATCCAGAGTTGCCGCGATACGGGCAATCTTTTCTGCAGAAGGGTTGGGCGCGTCCTTGTTTTCCAATTCCCACATGTAGCTTTTACTGGAATCAGTTTGCTCTGCGAGTTGCTCAAGGCTGAGTTTTTTTTGCTTGCGCAATGCGCGAATCTTGTCACCAAGCGGTGAAGGCACTTTTGGCTCCTTAGTTGTTCCTGAGATTTGGCAAATAGTACCACTAGACCGAACGAATCCGTATTTGCTTGACAAACCCATATCTGGTCTGAAATAATCCCAATAGTTCGGTGTATCGAACTATTTCGGTCGGTGGTTTGGCTATTTCGGCATGACTCTGATCTCAACCTGGGTTTCGCGCGAAGGGAGCAAACGAATCGCGAGTTAGCCAAAACACAAGGAAAAAAATGGTCGCCTTCAATTATCGTGAACTCATCCGTCAAGTACCTTCGCGCACCTGGCAGTTCTATTTTCAAGCAAAGAAGATAAATTTACCTGAGGGCTTGGACTGGGATCAGTCGGCAGAAGACTTGATTGAGCTCGTTCAAACGACTCTTGAGATGCTTTCTGATACCGAACGGATCAGCGTCTACAGCGAATTGCGTCGTGTCGATGCCATGGCCAATCGGCGAGGACTGTACGCTCTGCGCAACAGTGCCCCTTTGGGTGATGCCATGCTTGAGGATTTTTTGCATCACAGCAGCGATGCCGAACGCGCACTGTGGGCGCTGGCTAATTGGCCCAAGCGGTTTGCGGATGCTGAGGCACTCTTTATTGCGGATGCCGATATTGGCAAGCGCAATTGGAAGCGTATTCATGTGCCTCCGGAGCAAACGCTGCACGCCACGCATGAAGACCTGGCCGCGCTGAAGTTGTCGCTGGCGCAGTCCTTTACGCCCCGAAAAAGCAAACCCCGTGCTTGTGAAATTGACGTACTGTGCCGTCATTTAGACGGTGGCTTTCAATTCGATGTCCGAATCGAAGATGAACTGCAGCGCAGTTTGGAGTTCGGACCAGACGACAAGACAGTTTGGCGCGATGTGCGCCCGCCGATGCGAATGTCCATCATTGTCTACCCCGAAAGCGGTGTGATTGACCTGTTGATTTCTGGCGGCGATAAGGTTCGACAGAAGGTTTTGACGGCCTTGGGAAAGCACGTTTTCAAAAAAGAGATAGAGCCGTTATGTGTGGCGCAACCGTTGTTCTTGCTCAACCGTCTGCGCGACGGACTGGTGCTTGACGAAAGCAGTGGTCTTGACCTGGCCACCTATTGCGTAGAAAAGATGAGGTTGTCTGAATGCAAAGTGCGATCAATCACTTTGCCTCAGTGCGACTATTTGATTAAACCAGTTGCGGGCCGGGATGCGCCGGATGCGTTGGCATGCATTCGAACTCAAAAAAATGAAACGTTGATGGGCCAAGGTTTCAACATCATCGATGCGGTGGTGACAGTCTACTTCTTAGCGCCTGTCGGGGAGAGAGTTGGGCGTGTGCTGCATATTGGCTTGAAGCCTGTCGGCATCAGTAATCTGCGCGACATGGACGAGGTCGATGCACAGTTTGCACAAGCCCTGATGCGGGCCTTAGGCGTGATGCAAGACCCGCCCAAAGTAATTGCTGAAGCAGCTGCCAGGCAGGCTGATCCGGAGTTCTTGTGAGTCTGGGCCCGAATAACGCTCCAGCCATGGCCGAAATGTGTTGGTTACTTGAGCAAAAAGACACACGGTTGCTGCCCGATGCCATATGGCTGGGAGGAAAGCGCCACCTCTACCAGCACCTGCGAAGCGTGGAAGCGTTGAGTGTGACGCAGGAGGTGGCACCATCGGTCCTGTGCCCGGACTGCACAAGTCGGTCAATTCAGCCTGAGCTCCTGATGCCACCAATATCCACACGGCTGCCATACCGTGCTCATTGCAGTGACTGCGGTTGGGTGCCACTGAATGCCGAGCAGTCGCGTCTGTGGCATATCAGGCCAGCAAAAATTGCCGACTGGCTGAATGCCGCGCTGGGTCTGAAAGACCGGCACAAAGTTGAAATGGTGGTCGACGATGTGCTTTGGTACTTGGGTGATCGGGAGATTCGCAGGCAGCGTCGCAGCTTATTTTTCGGGTGCCGGATCGCCAGTGCTTCGACAAAAGTGAAGGCTGCACTTGATCGATTGGCCCGCCCCGGCGCTGAGGTGCTAATCACTACCAGCGATCCAGAACGGATCAAAACCACCGAACTGGCAGATCGACTGTTCGTTTCGCTGCGCGCCATCGCTCAATTACGCAAGTCCCATCTTGTTGTGGAAAACATTGAGCCGTACCTAACTGGATTGGCCACGGTTGAGCAGTCTGACGAAACATCGCTTCGCCTCTTGCACAGTCAGCGAGCGGTTTTGATAAACGGCACCAAATTTTCTGTGTCACCGCAGGTGCATGACTTTTTAACGATCCTTGAAGAAGCTGATGGCGACGAGGTTCACAAACGACATATTGCCAGCAAGTTGGCAATCACTACGGCAACCTTCCGGACTGCGGACATCTTTAAACGGCACAAGCAGGTGCAAGCGATTTTTGTCGGAAATGACAGCAATGGCAACTACTGGATCAAGCCAGAGTTCCTGATCTTGGAAGGGGGGTGAAGCAAGCGCAAGACACACCATTTGACGATTTCACTTTCCCACTTTTGAAAAGGACAGACCATGTCAGGCAAAAACCAACACGTTGTTCCCCGCGCTAATGAATGGGCAGTTCGCGGTGCCGGAAATTCGCGCGACACCTCACACCACAGCACACAGGCACAAGCAGAGCGTGCTGCACGAGATATCGCTATCAACCAAAAAAGCGAAGTGCTCATTCATGGAGAAAACGGACGCATCCGTGAGCGCAACAGCTACGGCAATGATCCGTTTCCGCCCAAGGGTTGAGATGAAACTCGGCTGACTGCTCGCCAGCCAACTTAAACCCAGCCCGGCCTGATTAGCCGGGTTTTTTTTCGTCTGTTTCCTGTGGAAGTGGCTATTTACCAAATCTGCCCACCAATTTTGTCTACCTTGCCCACCCCTTTGCCCACCCCCTGAATTCGATGATTCCCTCACGTTTTAGCAACAACCTGAAAGGACAAAAACGTGACTATCAAACACCTCAATCAACGCCAATTGGCTGATCGTTGGGACTTAAGCGAAGCGTCGCTGGAGCGCTGGAGAACTGAAGGCATCGGGCCCGTGTTCATGAAATTGCAGGGCCGTGTGCTTTATAGGGCTGAAGACATCGAGTCCTTCGAGAACGAAAGCCTTCGCAAAAGCACTTCCGAGCGTTTTGGCGCAGCAGTAGACACGGTCACCGCGGGAGGTGCAGCATGAGCATGCTACTCCAAGAACATGTGCTGGCTATTCCCATCGGGAATCTGTCCGAACGCAGCAGCCAAGCACTTTTTGACCTCAAAAGCGACGCCATTGATCTGCTGTCCAAAGCCAAGGCGATCAACGATCACCTCGACCGGGCAACCGAGCTGAAATTCGCCAGCCGTGCGCACGCACTGCGTTTGGCCGCAGGCAAAGACACCGGCATCGTGCATTTCGAGGACGGCCCAGTGCAGGTCACTGCCGACTTGCCAAAGAAGGTGGAGTGGGACCAAACCAAACTGGCTGAGATCACCCGCCGCATCGCTGCCAATGGTGAAAACCCGGCCCAGTATGTGGAAGTCAGCTACCGCGTGTCGGAGACCAAGTTTGGTGCCTGGCCAGAGACATTGAAATCAGCTTTCGTTGCTGCACGCACGCTTAAAACCGGCAAGCCGAGCTTTCGCCTGGCTTTGGTCGAAGGGGTACAAGCATGAGTCTCAAAATCTATACCGCCGACCAACGCCTGGCTGAATATCACGGCATCAAAGGCGTGATGGTTGGCAAAAGTGGATTGGGCAAAACCTCGCAGCTTTGGACTTTGAACCCCATCGCCACCTTGTTTTGTGACCTCGAAGCTGGCGACCGAGCCGTCGAAGGTTGGACTGGTGATGCCGTTCGGCCACGCACTTGGCAGGAGTGCCGAGATATCGCGGTCTTTATTGGCGGCCCCAATCCTGCACTACGCGATGACCAGCCTTACAGCCAGGCACATTTCGATGCAGTCTGCGCGCGTTTTGGCAGTCCATCGGCCATGGATAAATATGAAACCATATTTGTCGACTCGATCACGGTGGCAGGCCGACTTTGCATGCAATGGTGCAAAGGCCAGCCCCAAGCCTATTCCGAAAAAACGGGCAAGCCCGACAGCAGAGGTGCTTATGGCTTGCTTGGCTCGGAAATGATTTCTTGGCTGACCCACTTGCAGCATACACGTCACAAAAATGTGTGGTTCGTTGGCATCTTGGACGAAAAGCTTGATGACTTCAATCGGCGCGTTTTTTCGCTGCAGATTGATGGGTCGAAAACTGGTCTGGAATTGCCTGGAATTGTTGACGTCGTCATCACGCTGGCCGACATCAAGGCAGACGATGGCCAGAGCTACCGCGCCTTTGTCTGCCAAACGCTCAATGCTTGGGGTTATCCAGCCAAAGATCGCTCCGGCCGTCTTGACCTGATCGAAGAACCCCATCTGGGTCGCCTGATGCAAAAGATCGCAGGCCCGGCCAAACCGGCAGCGGAACGGCTGAATTTCTCACGGCCCATGCCCATCACCTGCCCAAGTGACACCACCACTGCCACATCTGTAACCCAACCTATTCAGGAGTCTTGATCATGACCTATTTCGATTTCAACTCGGCCGCCGAGCAGCCTTCCTTTGAGCCCATTCCCAAAGGCAGCAATGTGCGTGTGCACATGACGATCCGCCCTGGTGGCTTTGATGATGCATCACAAGGTTGGACGGGTGGCTACGCCACGCGCAATACCAGCACAGGTTCGGTTTACCTGAACTGCGAATTTGTCGTCATGGAAGGTGAATATGCACGCCGAAAAATGTGGTCCTTGATCGGCCTTCACAGCCCGAAAGGACCGGAATGGGCGGGTATGGGGCGCACCTTTATCAAGGCCATCCTCAATTCAGCACGCGGCATTCACCCGGGTGACAACAGTGCCGCCGCACAGAACGCCCGGCGGATCAATGGTTTTGTGGACTTGGATGGCATTGAATTCCTGGGAAAAGTTGACTGGGAAAAGGACCAAAACGGCCAAGACAAGAGCGTCATCAAGTCGGCTGTCACGTCTGACAACAAAGATTACGCAGCGTTGATGGGGACTCCGAACTCGGCAGGTACAGCGGCATCCGGAGTGATGGCCGCCGCCCCAACCAGCACACCCAACGCCTATGCCCAAGCCACTGGCCGTGCGCCCGTTCCGGGTCGGCCGAGCTGGGCACAGTAAGGAGTTACCACCATGATGCTTCGACCTCGTCAATCATTGTTGGTGGAGCGCACGCTGTTGGCGCTCGGTGAGTATGGCAATACGCTGGCTGTAGCGCCCACCGGATCCGGCAAGACCATCATGCTGTCGGCCGTCACAGGCCGACTCTTGGTTGAGCCCGATGCCAAGGCATGCATCCTGGCGCACCGAACCGAACTGACCGGCCAAAACCGCACCAAGTTCGAACGGGTCAATCCGGGCATGACCACCTCGGTGTTCGACGCAAACGAGAAATCCTGGCTCGGTCAGGCGACTTTTGCGATGGTTCAGACCTTGTCACGCCAATCGCATCTTGAGCAGATGCCGACCTTGGATTTGCTTGTCATTGACGAGGCACATCACGCTTCGTCGGACAGTTACCGGTATGTGATTGATGCGGTGCTGGCGCGCAATCCAAAAGCAAGCATCTGTGGACTGACCGCCACCCCAAACCGGGGTGATGGCAAGGGTCTACGCGAGATCTTCTCAAACGTGGCTGATCAGATCAGCCTGGGCGAGATGATTGCAGCCGGTCACCTTGTCTCGCCGCGTACCTTCGTCATCGATGTGGGTGTCCAGGATGCCCTTAAAAATGTACGCAAGACGGCCATCGACTTTGACATGGATGAGGTTGCTTCGATTCTTGACAAACGACTGATTTCGGACGCGGTCATCAAGCATTGGAAAGAAAAGGCGGCGAGTCGAAAAACCATCATCTTTTGTTCGACGGTGGCACATGCCCAGCACGTCTGTGAAGCTTTCGAAGCGGCTAACGTGAACGCGGTACTGGTTCACGGCGAGTTGTCTGGTGGCGAACGCAAGGCACGCTTGGCTGCGTTTGAGAGCGGAAGCGCCCAGGTGGTTGTCAATGTTGCTGTGCTGACTGAGGGTTATGACTACACGCCAACGAGCTGCGTGATATTGCTGCGCCCCAGCTCCTACAAATCAACCTTCATTCAGATGGTTGGTCGTGGGCTGCGCACCATTGATCCAGAGGAATTCCCGGGCCTTGTTAAGTCGGACTGCATCGTGCTGGACTTTGGCACAGCCAGCCTGATGCATGGTTCGCTGGAGCAGGAGGTCAATCTCGACGGTCATCTTCATGATGGTGAAGCGCCGACCAAGGATTGCCCTGACTGCGGTGCGATTGTCCCCATGGCCTGTATGGAGTGCCCGTTGTGCGGCCATATCTGGGATCGTCAGCAGAAGGACGGCGGTGTCTTGGCCGATTTCATCATGAGCGAGATCGATCTGCTCAAACGCTCCAATTTCAGGTGGTGTGATCTTTTTGGCTGTGACGATGCGCTCATGGCCACCGGTTTCAATGCGTGGGGCGGTATCTTTTTCCTGAACGGTCGTTGGTACGCTGTTGGCGGTGGCAAAGACTTACAACCGCACCTGCTGGCAATTGGCGAGCGCACGGTGTGCATGGCCAAGGCAGACGATTGGCTCAATGGCAACGAGAGCGCCGATTCGGCCCACAAGACACGTCGCTGGCTCAACGAGCCACCAACACAAAAGCAGCTCCAGTACCTGCCACAGGCAATGCGGGCGGATTTCGGAATGACCCGCTACCAGGCCTCGGCACTGCTGTCCTTCCAGTTCAATAAATCGCAGATTCATCGCCTGGTGATGGCGGCCAACGACAGTTACCGGATGGTCGCATGACCTGCGCGGTTTGTTCCCGTCAAGCCAAAGGGCTGGGGTGGTTTAACCCCAGGCTCAAGCGCAGCGATCCGGCGCGGTACAGCGACCGTTGGGTGTTTTGCTCGATGGCCTGTCAAAACGCCTTTTCTCAAATCATGAACAAGACCGAGGGAAACATGATCAACACCACTGAAATGGAAAACGAGGCAATTGTCTCTTGCTTGATGCCTTTGGGCGACTACGTCGGCACCATAGGCTTGCAGCGCCCACTGGCCGATTTCAGCCGCCAAGAAGTGTTGACGCTCATCGAGGTGGTTGTCACGGCATTTCAAGCACGCATGCTGGCGGAGCACGAGCGTGTGGCTTGCAGAGATCGTGCGTTTCTGGAGCAGCGTCTGGCGCGCCAGCAGCAGTGGCCATCCACAGGGAGGACTGCTTGATGCTGGATTTCAACCACCGCCCCAAGATTGAGGAGCACATCAGCACCCTGATCGACGTTGCACTGATCAAAGAACGGGACAAGGAAATACCGCGCAACTACCTGGGCGCATCTCGGCTTGGGGTCACCTGTGAGCGCGCATTGCAATACGAATACACCCATGCGCCAGTTGACGCTGACCGTGACTTTTCTGGTCGCCTGTTGCGCATATTTGAAGTTGGCCATCAGTTGGAAGACATGGCGGTCCGCTGGCTGCGTTTGGCTGGATTTGACCTCTACACACACAACGCCCAAGGCGGTCAGTTCGGATTTTCTGTTGCCGGTGGCCGCATTGCAGGCCATGTTGACGGCATTCTGAATGGTGGCCCATCCGAATTGGGCCTGTCCTACCCGGCGCTCTGGGAATGCAAGACCATGAATGACAAGTCTTGGCGTGACACCGTCAAACAGGGGGTTGCCAAGTCGAAACCAGTGTATGCAGCACAAGTGGCGGTGTATCAGGCCTACATGGAGGCCAGCGTGCCTGGCGTTTCTGACAACTCGGCACTGTTTACTGCGATCAACAAAAACACGCAGGAAATCTGGGTTGAGTTGTTGCCTTTCGATGGTGGCTTGGCGCAACGCATGTCAGACCGTGCAGTCAAGGTGATTTCCGCCACAGAAGCAGGTGAGCAGTTGCCACGCCACACCACGACACCAACCCACCACGAATGCAAATTCTGCGCTTGGCAAGACCGGTGCTGGAGTGCTGCATGACGGTAGAAACCCTGGATTGGATGGACTTCAACGATGCGTCACAGCAGCGTGCCGATTTGGGTGAGGATATTCAAGCTTTACGTTCTGGCCTGTTGGATCGATTGGAAGCGGTATTGCATTACCTCTTTCCGGCCGGTCAGACTAAAGGCACCAAATTTTATGTAGGCGATATTGACGGAACACCAGGCAAAAGTCTGGTGGTGGAACTCGAGGGCGCGCGTCGTGGCTTGTGGAAAGACTTTTCTAACGACGATGGCGGTGATCTGATCGACATCTGGGCCATGTCACGCGGTCTATCGGTGCGGCATGATTTTGTGCAGGTGCTTCAGGAAATCAGCCAGTGGCTCGGATTTGCGCCACCTGTTAGGCGACCAATACAGCGTGAAGCGCGCAGCGCCCCCACAGACGAACTTGGGCCGTACACCGCGAAGTGGGATTACCTGTCAAGCCAAGGCGCGCTGATTGCCTGCGTCTACCGCTACGACCCACCCTCGGGTAAGGAATTCCGACCTTGGGACGTTGGCAGCCGGATGTGGCGCGCGCCTGATCCGAGGCCACTGTTCAATCTTCCCGCTGTGGCGACTTGCCGCCAAATTGTCTTGGTCGAAGGTGAAAAGTGCGCCAGCGCTCTGATTGCATTGGGTGTCGTGGCCACCACCGCCATGAACGGAGCCAAGGCACCCATTGACAAGACCGACTGGAGCCCACTCAAAGGAAAGAATGTGGTCATCTGGCCAGATCGTGATTCTCCTGGCTGGGATTACGCCCAGAACGCTGCCCGGGCCTGCGTGCTGGCTGGCTGCGCATCTGTCTGCATCGTTGTGCCACCCGAAGTCAAGCCGGAAAAATGGGATGCTGCCGACGCAGTTGATGAGGGCTTTGACTGCTTGACGTTCATTGCAAAGGGTGATCGGCAGGTCATCAAGGCAGCAGAACCCGTGTTGCCCAGCTTTTCACTAGGTCAACTACTGGACGACGATTCGCCCCTGCCGCCTGACATCATCGGCCCGAGGGTGCTGACACCGGGCAGTTTGCTTGTGTTCGGTGGCGCCCCCAAGGTGGGCAAAAGCGACTTTTTGTTGGCCTGGCTTGCGCACATGGCCGCCGGTGCCACTTTTCTGGGAATGCGCCCCTCACGCCCTTTGCGTATTTTTTACTTGCAAGCAGAGGTGCAGTATTACTACCTGCGCGAGCGTGTCAAGGCCATCAAGTTGCCATCTCACCGCATCAAGGATGCGCGCCAGAACCTGTACTCCACGCCTCAGGTTCACACAATTCTTAACAGTGACGGTGTGGCGCAGGTGATTGCCGCCATTGCGCAGGCATTTCCGGCCGAACCACCCGACATCATCGCCATCGACCCGCTGCGCAATGTGTTTGACGGCGGAGAAGGCTCTCCCGGTGAAAACGACAACGCCGCCATGCTTTTCTTTTTAAAGCAAAGAGTTGAGCGCATTTTGTACACCGTCAATCCGAACGCTGGCGTGATCCTGGTGCACCACACCAAGAAGATGGGCA